TACTTACTTATATAGCCGTATTTTACCACAGTTTTATTAAAAAGTCAAGCGTTTTATTGCGTTTTCTTCATCTGTAATTCAACAATCTTACCTTTGTTGTTGATGTCTTTCTCTTTAAGCATTAAATCAGCAATCCTAGCCCTCTTTTCAAACTCATTATCTTGGTTTTTACCCTCGATATTGGTTGAAAGTGAACTGATAACCTTTGCTTTTAGCTCTTCAGGCAGTAATTGTGTCTCAACTACAGTCTTTTGTGCCTCTGCAGAGTCTCTTTGCGCTCTAGCTTGCAGTGATGCGGTAGTGGCTTGAGCCTGTTCCATCTGCATTTGTACTGCCATCTGCTGCATTTGAGCCTGTTGTGGGTCAGGTTGACTCATTTTAGTCAATGCTTGCTCCATTTCAGCACGATTAGACAGGCTGGAGTTAGCAATGATACCTTTTAGGATGATAGGCAACACAGGAGTATTAGGTCCTAGTGTTTGTAGCAAGCCAATAAGCTGTTGCTGTTCGTATTCACGAGCCATAATACCCAAAGTAGCGGTAGGAATGAACTTCATGTCTACAGAAGGATAACGCTCAGGGTCAAACTGCATATAACGGAAAGCAGCCTTCTTAATCAACGGAACCATGAAGTCTTCTTGGAAGTTTGTCAGGGTACGCTTGTACTTCTTGATAATCCCAGACACAGCCATTGACATACCAGCACCAGAAGAGTCACGAGTAGCTTGCGATACCATGCCTTGACTGTCTAGAGTGCCAGTTGCCATCAAGAGCATACGCTCAAACTCTTTTGAAGTAGCAAAGTTCTCAGGACTTACTTGTCCAAACTTGAATGGGAATAGGATTTCTGCAGGATTACCATTGGTAAGGATAGCTTTGCCGGGTTTAACTTCAAACTTAGCACCACGAGGTAAGCGAGTAGCGTCCATTGCAATCATTGGAGCTGTGGTTAATGCAAGACTGTCTAGATGGCTACGAAGTTGTGCGTCGATAGCCTTTTGCATATTGTAGGCTTTTTCTACTGTACCACGACCCCAGAAACGATTAGGGACAGTGTCATCCTGATAAGCAACTACAGGGCGGTCTTTCATCATGTAGGGGTTCTTCTCAGCCTTGAGAAGTAAACCATCATTAGCAATGACCACAATAGCTTCTACGAGGTCACTGTAGTTATCTGCAGTACTGTCTTCAGGGAATAGGTCAACTACCTCTTCTCCGCCTTTCTCAAGGTCTTCTAGGTACTCTCTAGGAACTAATCCGTAGTAAGTAAGGAGTTTAACCTTGTCATCTTGATACTGGATAACTTCTTGAGTTACTTCTAAATCATCATCTACTGCTGCAGGTCCGATGTTGACCTTACGATAAATACCTTTTTCCATCCCTTCCACGATTTTGTGGATAGAAACAAACTTCTCAATTGCACAACCTAGAGCTTCATCAATAGTGGTAGCGTTAGGGTCAATTAAGAAGTTTTTAGGATTAACTGGACTTACTTTAACAAAGAACACTTCTTTCTCTTGCACTCCGTAGGCTGCTTGTGTGCTACCGGGGATTGCTTGTGTCTGTGGAATGTACTCTTTATCGGTCTTAACCATAATTTCACCGATACCAGTACCATAAATCTCTGCCATCAATTCAATTTGGTCTACCGCTTTACGAATCTTGTAACGCTCTAAGTCTTCTTTTAGCAATGCTTTGATTGCTTCAACATCCATTGGATTGTTGTTTACATCTTTCAGGTCATCTTTGATGTCAAAGAACTCACCATTACCAAAGACTGCTTCCATGATTTCAGCATGACGAGTCTCAACAGCTTGCTGCGTAGCAGGACTAATTAGACGACTACGCTCTGACTCACGAGTCTTATCTTCAGAAGCCCAGACACCACGAAAGATACGCTCGTATTCTTTCCAATCTTCTAGATAGTTCTCATCACGAGAATCTCTCCATCTATCACAATGGTTTACAACAAACGCAGTAAGTTCTTTATCGGACTCAGAGGGTTCTTCCCACATCGTACCTTCGTTCATGTCCATATTCTCAGCCATTATATTCCTTAGTCTTCGGTTGAATCTTTAAAGGGTTCATCAATGTATTCTTCTTTTTCATTGGTGATTGGACCGCCAATGAGCCAAGCGTTGCAGGTACGAGTATCCGCACACTTGAAATCAAACAGTTCACAAAAGCCTAAACCAGCAGACTCTATTACATCTTCTGCATAGCTATCTTTTTCTGCGTCAATACCAGTACGAATACATTCCATCATTTGAGGGGTTTGGATAAAGGCAGAGCAGTTACCACAACGCATAGACTTAGCTTGCTTTACATCGGTCTGCCATTCGTTGGCTTTAGCGTTCCAGAAAGCACCATTAGGTTCATCTGGATTAGCAGGACCATAGCCAACATTCTTAAAAGCCCAGTCTCTATTTTTAAGATTGAGTTTTACGTCTTGTGTTTCAATAGGACATTTCATATTAGTATCCACTAATTACGTCTAAAGTTTCCCACTCATCTCCGCCATCATCGACATCGAAAGAAGGTCTTACAAGCTGTTCAATGTAGGCTAGAGCATCGACAGTATCATCGTGTACTCCCTGCGTTGGGAACATTAACAACTCATCTACAAATAACTCAAAGTCAGTATCAGCGTTAAGCACAATCCTGCCATGCTCAAAGTTACCTTGCAAAGCCCAAGTAACTCTATCTACTTTCTTTTTGTTGCCATGCGTCAATTCTTCGATGTGAGCGTAACAGTTCATTCTACGCATTGCATCCATCAAAGGATTCATAATTGCTTGCTTAGCGATTCCTCGCTCAATACCAATTGCTAGTGGTTGGTATTCTTGTATGTTTTTTAGTATTCGTAGTGCAGTGTCTTCAGTAGACCAACGACCACACTCAATCTTATCTACAAACCACACATTCTGATTATCTACTTTAACACACGCTATAGCCGTTTTGTCTAAGCGTTTGTTTGTTTGTTTCTTACCTAGTTCTTCAAAGCCAGCACAGTCGACTGCAATATACCATGAACCATCTTTAGGTTCTTCACCAAACTTAATCCACTCTTCTTTAAACAAACCAGAACCAGCATTGTTAAAGGAAGACAAATATTCTTGGTTAAACGCAAAAGAACTTAATGTCCTCTTCGCTGCTTCAATCTCTTTAGGGTCAATCGTCTCGTTATCTGCAGTGGTAAAGTGCCAAGACTTCCAATCCTCATCGCTACCGCCTTGTCCTAGCTGATACCACTCATAGAAGTGGTTACGACCAGAAGGGGTAGAAATAAACATTGCTCTACCTTTTTTATCTGACAACGCTGCACGAAGCACTCGTTCCCAAATCTCTGGTTTAATAAACGCTACCTCGTCCATTACCAAATATGACAAAGACACACCACGTAAAGAGTCTTGGTTATCAGCACCTCTAATGAGGATTTTCCTGCCGTTAACTAAAGTAATCTCTAAGTTGTTAATGTGAGCAGATTTGATAATGGGTCTACCTAAGTCCATTAACAAGTCCCACATAATAGTACGAGCTTGTCCCAGTGTTGGTGCAACATACATCACACTAGAACCTTCAGGACAATTCAAACCTTCAATTAATAAAGTGATTGCAGATAATCTTGATTTACCACAACGACGACCAGCAGCAATAACCTTAAATCGAGTCTTATCCTTAAATACTGTCTGTTGCCAATTCAATAGTTTAAAATCAAGTGTTGTCATCAATATCTCTTATAACAACATCTGTTACATCGTTTTCAATTACTTCAGAAGATTCTATAGTAGGAGAACCTAGCGAAGTAATATTAATACTAATCTGCGGAGTACCACCACCACTCTTAGCCTCGAAGCTAGATAATGGTAATAATCGTTCTCCACAAAACTTGAGCATTGCACCTTGCGCTGGATGACCATCCGCCAATGCAGTCTCTATAATCTTTGTAATAACACTATCACCAGCAGTGGCTAGTAGTCTAGCTTTAAACTCCGCTATCCTAGCAGCGTCGCCGGGAGGTCTACCCAGTATGCCGGGATTCTTTTTCTTGGCGATAGCCGCCTTTGTGGGGCGACCACGCTTAGGTTTACCATTTACCACTTCACGTCTTTTAATCTTTGGACGCTTATGCTTTAAGACACCCTCTTCAGAGGACTGTGCATCAACTACCATTAATTGTTTTTCAATTTCCGACATGAAGTCTTTATCCTAAGAGGAGACATAAAAAATCTAGAAGCCTACTAATACTATAGAGTGCTATCGGAAGATTCGTTGTTCGCTATCGGAGAGGGGAACGCCTGTTGGCTGTTGTTCCCCTTGCTACAGGGCGCTATAACTTGTCGTCCCGAAGGGGACTGTACAGTATCTTTATTGTGTGCTTTTCACTTGTAAAGCGATTTTAGCATACTTTCGTGATTCTGTCAAGCATTATTTTATAAACAGTGTTTAAAGGGTCTACAACAGCGCCTACGGCAGCGCAGACAGCGGGGCTACCTTAACAGTGTTATCCTCCGCAGACCCTCTTCCAGAGGTGAGCATTTTCCATTATAAACAATCTTGTCTATTTTATCTTTTATTATCAACTATTTAGGTCTATGTTGGCATAAGTCCTATTTTACTCTTTTGTATGTCTATGCTGCTCCGCCATTATAAATAACATTAGTCTACCCCATCCCCCCTATGTTAGTAAGCACTTACTTACAACGATAGTGTTGTTTCTATACAACTGTTGTGTCTATACAACACCATCTATATAACTAAAAGTAATAAGACTATGTTGTTTCTATACCACAAGTGTGTGTTGCGATGATGCACCACCACAGGGGGACTAAGTTAGTCAGCACTAACAACACAAATTCCACAGCTCGTAACAAAGTTAGTAGACACTAACAACACAGACATACTAGGGTTTACCCTTAGATACTGTTTAGGCTTGAATACAGGGCTTTAGAGCCGTTTTAGCCTAAGTTGGTGGCTTAGTATTACCGAGCCGAGAACGCAGTTTTCTATATAAACAAAGGGTTTGCTGTCTGTTTTAGATAAATAGGTAAAGCCTATCAACATTTAAACAACGATAGTAATAAATCATTAGACAGATTCAGGGCAAAGCCTCAGACTGGGGGTGTAGTTTCAATTAACAGTAGATAAGAAAGGCAACACAATCATGAAAAAAGCATACCTAGAACTAATCAAGAACGCATTAGCTAAAGACCTGACAGTATCAGTACATGACGGCGAAGAGTGGCAGGTAAAGCGTTCTAGTGGCTACCAAGACATAAAGGACGCTATCGAGTCTGTCGACTTTTCAGAATTAAGACTGAGGAATAAAGCGGGCGAAGTAGTAGGATGGGCGCAGATTGTTTTAGACTGTGAGCCTGACTGCACTGTGTCAGATTTCACTTACAATGAACTAATGCACGAATTGACAGGTTTTGAGTGGGAAGGTGAATAAGGCTAACTGAAGAGGCTTAATGAGCCGAAACCCTAGAAATAGGGTCTTAGTCAAACAGTAGATAAGGGAGTAATATTATGACATACAAATTAAACATTAAAAAAGATTTAGAAATCACACCTCTATCTTATGATGAAGGGAATGAATATTTTTTATGGTTACCCTTTGGTTATCGGTTTAGTGATGACCTTGTGCATTGTAGGGGTTTTGATACATTGGCGGAGGTGAAGGCAGCCGCTAAGAATGATGTAATAGAATGTAATTGTGTCGAATGTGCCAACCATGAAAGAGGCACAACTGTTTGATTAGTAGTAAACTTAAACCGCATTATCTTAACTTTAGATTGGAGTATTACAAATGAGAAAAATAGAACAACAAATGATTTCCGCTATTCATAGCCGTAAATCTTGGCAATCAGGTAACACCACAGTCGCAGTACGAAATGAATCCAGTATGTCGGTATTCCTACATGGCAACCATATTGCCGATGTTTGGGCTTTAGGGTTTATCTCAGTCAATCAAGACACTTTACGCCGTTGGTCAACTCCGACCACTAAAAGCCGTTTAAGGGCTTTGGGGGCTAATGTTAGCACTCGCAAGGGTGTCACCTATCTAAACAATGTAGCAATCTAATAAGGGGCTTAAAATGACTTATACCTATATTGACGAATCAACCGCAGAACAACAATATGATGAAATGCTAGACGAACTTTATCCCGTTGATATTGGCGGGATGTCGTTCTGTGCCAGTAGAGTATTGAAAGAACTTGACCCAATTGCTTATAATTGTGGCTTTAGTGATTGGTTAGACGCTAACGATTTGACAACAGACGAAAGCGAGGCAAACGATGATTAAATTTTTACAGGGTTGCTTGGTTGGTGTCCTATGCTTTACTATTCCGCTTTTAATTTATGTCTATAAGACTGGAGGGTTCTAATATGAAAATTATTGTCTATTTAGAAACGGGTAGCTATTCTGAAATTGTAGCGGAGTTTGCGAGCGACTATCTCTATTCGATATGCTTACCCGCTTTGGAAAAATATGCAAAATCTGAAGGCTATATTCTGACCGAATCAGTCAGGGAAGATGAATTTCTAAACGAATTGGAGGCTTAACCATGCCACAATATGACCTAGTTAAAACCATCACTCTACACTTTAATTGTGTAGAGGCTTTAAGCGAGGCGGACGCTATCGTCTCTATTGAGGATAAGGGCGTATTCGATGCCGATGCTTACGGCGAGGTGAATACATTCGTTTTATGGTCTAGTGAAGAGGTGATGACATGATAAAAAGTCTATTGTTAGCGGCTGCCTTGTGGTTTTTGGTTGATATGGTTGCTTATGCTTGTACCATTCAAACCATTGTCACCGATAAGGGTTTAATCAGTTGTTATATTTGTCCGAATATGCCGCCATCATGCACGAAAGTCTAATTATGAATGAATATAAATGGTTTTACTGGCTGGCTGGCATTGTAGTCTATACTCAGGTCATGATTTGGCTATTGCGAGCCATTAGAGGGGCTTTATAGACGACTTCGTAAAGAGTTAAGGGGTAACTATGTTAAACTATGTTTTTCTTGAATAGAGGGGGTTTTATGAGGTGTATTTGTTGCAATACAGCATTAAATGACTATGAATCTACTGTTAGGCATGGCATAACAAGGCAATTCTTGGAGATGTGCAGCACTTGCTTAAAATCAGTTGATGCTTATATACCTATACAGGTAAGGCATGACCTGATTAGTGAGGGCGATACAGGGAATGGGGAATTGTTAGATGATGACGGGGACTATATAGAAGACTATGACAATGACGATGTAGATGAATACTGGGAAGAGCGCTAATATTGACCTATATAGTCTATATCGTTACTGTGCATAGGTTTTAATAGTTTTTACATAAAACAACAATCTAACGATAGTCTATGTTGTTAAGGCATTGTAATGAATTTTTTAAAAGTTGTCAAGTGTTTTATTTTTTTAATGTGTCTAAAAACAACAGTTTTTTATGTACTTTAGGATAAGATGTCTAAAACAAGGAGGATTTTATGTATGAATTTGATGAAATGACGGGTTTAGAGTTGCAATATGCTCAGGAAGAGATGCACAAGCACTTCATTTTGGAAGAGATGGTCGCATTGTGTGGACAGTACGGGTATGAAGTGGTTATGGAAGAGTTCAGAAACCGCTTAAATCAAGCCGTAGACCGCTTAGTCCCTATCGTATAGGGTAGGGGTATATCTATGTGGAGATATGCGCTTGTGGCGTGTTTTAGTGCGTTTATGGGCTATTCTATCGCTATGCTTGAGGTAGAACATGAAGTTTGTGGGAATTATGCCGATAAATATAGCGATTGGTACGGATGGTTGAGTGTTAAGGACGGGGTATTTAGATGCTTTTGGGTTGAGTCTAGGTATCCTTACAGGGTAAAACAAGGAATAATTGAAGTTAAATAGGAGATAAGAATGATTCAATATAGAGAAGAGCCAGTTGGCGTTGTTGGTACATTTAAAGTGACTAAGACTTACTTAGTTACAGTCTATGCTGATAGAGAAGATGACCTAGACATTGCTTTAGAAGAAGCAAAAATTAGTGAAGATGATTTAATTGATATTGAATATGAACTCGAAGGGGTTGATAGTGCAGGACTCTAAGTATTTAAAGCACATCCCTTGTGAGAGCTGCGGAAGTAGTAATGCAAACAGTTTGTATGATGATGGTCACCAATACTGTTTTGTCTGCTTTACTCGTGTCGAAGGGGATGGCACAACAACAACGAAAGTACCAAATAAACCAATGAACAAGGACATTCAATTTTATGACAATAGCACTTCTACTTCTATCGTTAGTCGTGGTATTACTTCGGCTACTTGCATAGCATACGGCGTAAGACAAAAGGATGGTAAACACTACTATCCTTACTATGATGCGGACGGAACCATGACCGCAGTTAAGACAAGGGTTGTAGAAACCAAAGACTTTAGTATTGCTGGGGACTTTAAAGAGGCAACTCTATTTGGTCAAAATCTATTCCCTAAAGCAGGTCGCTACTTGACTATCTGTGAGGGTGAATTAGATGCACTAGCGAGTTATCAGATGCAAGGCAGTAAGTATCCTTGTGTGAGTGTTAGAAGTGGCGCACAAGCAGCTCTAAAGGATTGCAAGATGCAATATGAATGGATTGATTCATTCGAGAATATTGTTATCTGTTTCGATGCTGATGAGCCGGGAATTAAAGCCTCACAAGCAGTTGCGGAGTTGTTTGGTGGTAAGGTCAAAGTAATGAAGCATAAGAAAGGATACAAAGATGCGTGTGATTATCTTGAGAATGACGCTGGCAAAGAATTTATTGATTCTTGGTGGTCTGCTGAGTCTTATGTCCCTGATGGAATTATTCAAGGCAACACCCTCTGGGACATTGTGTCAGCGCCTATTGAAAAGGCTGATTGCGACTACCCTTACGAGGGACTTAATAAACTCACGTATGGCATACGCAAGGGGGAGCTTGTCATGGTCACTGCAGGAAGTGGACTTGGCAAATCTCAATTTCTTAGAGAGATTGTATGGCACATACTTAACAAGACAACTGACAAAATCGGACTTATGTTTCTTGAAGAGGGAGTCCGCAAGACTGCTCGTTCCCTCATGTCTTTGGCAGTAAACAAACCCATTCATTTACCTGATGTTGATGTATCACCAGAGGAGCTAAAAAATGCTTTTGATAGAACACTCGGAAGTGACCGCATTTATCTGTTTGACCATTTCGGCAGTACTAGTTTGGAAAATATTGTTAATCGAGTGCGCTACATGGCTAAAGGGCTTAATTGTGGCTATGTCTTTCTTGACCATCTTAGTATTATCGTTAGTGGTGGTGATGTTGGAGACGAGCGCAAAGCCTTGGATTCCATTATGACTAAACTACGGATGTTGGTACAGGAAACAGGCATTAGTTTGATTTGTGTCTCACATCTGAAACGTCCTGATAGCAAAGGTCATGAGGAAGGTGCTGCAACGTCCTTAGCACAGTTGCGTGGCTCAGGCGCTATTGCACAGTTGTCTGACATCGTGATAGGATTAGAGCGTAACGGACAGGCGATGGACATGATTGAGCGTAACACTACCTCAGTGCGTGTGCTAAAGAACCGCTTTAGTGGTTACACTGGTAATTGTGGCGCATTGTTGTATAATGGACAAACTGGACGAATGTTAGAAATTAAGGACACACTATGAACAAAGATTTAGTTGAAGCAGCAAGAGACTATGCGAAGCACGATGAGTATGCCGTCACTCGTAACTACATCAACGCATTGTGTCTAGAGATAGACCGATTGCGTACACTTAACAAGGATGTCTTTGGTCGCATACAGGACAATACAGAAATCTATGCTGATGCAGAGCGTTATCGCTGGCTACGCAGTGCGTCATGGGATGTTGATACTAGCTTAGTGGCTCCGTCTGTTATTGCCTGTAACGGCGACATGAGTGAGTGGCGTTGGATGATTGGTAACGAGATTGATGTTGCCGTTGATAAGTTTATTGCGGAGGGTAAATGAGTTTTACAATCATGCAGCATGATGGCATGAAAGTTGTTCAATGGTTCTTTAATATAGATGAGCTTATTAAATCAATGCTTAATAACCCTAAAGATAGGTATTGGAGAAATGGTTAAATCGCCTTGTATAGGTAAATGCACTTACGACATTACGATACAACAATGTAATGACTGTAATCGAACCAAAGAAGAAATCAGTACATGGTATGTTATGACTGATGATGAAAAGTTAGCAGTGTTAGAAAGGATAATGAAAGATGAGTAAGAAGAATATTAAATTAGACGGCTATGCTTGGATTGCTGAGAATGGTGCGATTGACTATGGTTTTTGGTTTGGTGATTCTGATGAGCCTGTACAGTTTGCAACAACGCTAAAAGAAATTGTGAGACAGTCTTTAGAGGCTTATCGTGTTCCGGCTGGAGGCATTGCAGAATACCATCTAGAAGATATGAAGTTGTTGAGTAGGTCGCTTCAAGCTGCAAAAAACTTGATTGACCATGAGATTAAACGCATGGACGATAGTGATAGGAATGATTAAGTGGACTGGCACAGCTCTTTGTCTGATTGGCATTGCCTTAACTAGCCTTAACATCTTTCCGTTGAACCTCTGGTTTGGTTTAGTCGGCAGTGGATTATGGGCTTGGTCAGGTGTCTATCAGAAAGACTATGCTTTGTTTGTTGTTGAAGCAGTTGCGGTATTGATGTACTTAGGAGGCTTGATAAAACTATGCTTATGAACAACGACAAAAGATTTGACCTTGACCTACAGTACGGACAAGTGTTTGAGCAAAAAGTAGCGGATATGCTACAGAACAAAAAGATAGAAGTTAAGACTGAAAGAGATAAATGGAAGTCTACAGGCAACATCGTTATTGAGTTTGAGAGTCGTGGTCGTCCTAGCGGTATTGCTTCTACTGAATCAGACTACTGGTTCCATAACCTTGCTGTTGGTAATAACATTGTTATGACTCTAGTGTTTCCAGTCCACAAACTACGCTCCTACATTGCAAAGAATATGCCAAGAATGGTTCGTGGTGGTGATGACAACACTTCAAGAATGTACTTGATTAGTTTGACAGATTTGGTTACAATCATCGAATGAGAATAGTTCTTGACATCGAAACAAACCTAGCACACGACAAGATTTGGGTTGTGGTTACTCGCAATATTGATACAGATGAATGGTTTACTTTTAAGACTCCTGAGTTGTTACAGACTTCCATTAACAACGCAACTGAAATTGTGGCACACAACGGAATCTTTTTTGACTTCCCAGTGTTGAAACGAGTTTGGGGCATTACTGTAAAGAAATCACAGGTAGTCGATACGCTAGTGTTGTCAAGATTGTATAACCCTAGCTTAGAAGATGGACACAGCCTAGCTGCTTGGGGACAACGCTTAGGGTTTGCTAAAGGAGACTTTACAGACTTTGATAGTGGTTGGTCAAAGGAGATGGAAGAGTATTGTATTCAAGATACATTGGTAACAAAGAAGTTGTATGAACATTTAACTAAGGAGATGCAAAATGATTATTCAAAAGAAAGTATCAAGCTCGAACATGAGGTCGCAATCATCATTGCGGAGCAAGAAAGAAACGGATTCAAACTCAATGAAGCAGCAGCTTTACAATTACTATCTGTACTTAAAACTAAGTTGGACGCTATTCAGGTTGAAATGGCAACAATCTTTCCTGATAAAGTCACCACTGGAAGAGTTCACAAAACGTCAGGTAAGGCACTCAAAGACATCATCGAGCCGTTCAATCCCGGCAGTCGGCAGCAAATTGCCGAAAGACTCACCGAAAAGGGGTGGAAGCCTAACAAGTTTACAGAAAAAGGGTCGGTCATCGTCGACGAAACCACGCTCGAAAGCCTCGACTTCCCAGAAGCAAAAACCTTAGCAGAGTACATGATGTTGCAAAAGCGGATAGCACAGATTGATAGTTGGCTAGAAGCTCTTGGTAAGGACGGAAGGGTGCATGGTCGTGTCATCACCAATGGCGCTGTCACAGGTCGTATGACGCACATGAAGCCTAACATGGCACAGGTTCCTA